CCTTATCAAGGTCAAGCGGGTCGACGCAAGCGGCAAGCCGACGGCGTGGGTGGTGGCCGTGGCGGGCAAGGACTACCTCAAAACCGCCCCTGTCACCTCCGTCAACGGCAAGACCGGAGCTGTCAAGGTTCGCGAAGTGCCGTCTGTCACGGCTTCTGACAACGGCAAATTTCTGCGGGTGGCCAACGGTGCGTGGGCGGCTGTAGAGATCGCAAACGCGAATGGAGGCAGCTTCTGATGGCGGAATTTTTGACATTTGACACCGACCTCACGGCGGTCGCGAACGCGATCAGAGCCAAGGGAGGCACATCCGCGCAGCTGGTCTATCCGAACGGCTTCGTGTCGGCGATTCAGGCGATCCAGACCGGCATCACGCCGAAGCTGGTCGTGACCACCTCTGCCGGGGCGGCAGTCACGGCAGTGAAGGGCTCCAAAACGGTCACGGGAACTGCCGGGACAGACGGAGTGTGCACGCTGGAGCTGCCGGAGGCAGGCGCGTGGAGCGTTACGTCGGCGAAAAACGGGGTGAATGCCGCGCAGAGCATCGTGATCGGCACGCAGAGCATGAAAATGCCCCTGTATCTCGACAGCTTTGCCGACAATACATGGGAAGAGATCATCGCGGTGTGCAGGACCGGGATCGCCCCGGACAGCTGGGCCGTGGGCGACAGCAAGACCATGAACATCGGCGGGACGGCCTATCAGGTCGATATCATCGGCAAGAATCATGACGAGTATGCGGACGGCTTCGGCACGGCTCCGCTGACGTTCCAGCTGCATGATTGTTACAGCGAAGCAAAGCAGATGTACAGCACCAACCTGAGCGGTCTCGGCTGGAAGAACACCGATATGCGCCTGACCTATCTGCCTGCGATTCTGGCGCTGATGCCGGCGGAGGTGCAGAACGGCATCCACGCGGTAAACAAGAAGACATCTGAGGGGGGCAACAGCACGACGATTGAGATAGTATCGGACACGCTGTTCCTGCTCAGCGAGGTGGAGATTTTCGGGACTGCAAGTTCTTCCGTAGCCGGGGAAGGAAGCCAGTACGACTATTACAAGGCAGGCAACCCGAAGATCAAGAAGAGAGAAGGCGTTGACGAGTTCTGGTGGGAACGGTCGTCAGCCAGCGGCGGTATGTTTTGCAGAGTCAGAGCAAACGGCCAGGCGGGCGCGTCCAATGCCTCAAACAGCCTCGGCGTAAGCTTTGCGTTCTGCTTCTGAGGAGAATATTATGAGCACCATCATCGTTACCCTCGTCTGCGCCGTGCTTGGCGAGGCGGATAGAAGCGTATGAGCACAAGCAACACCGTCGGGCAGAAAATGACCGACGCAGAGCTCGCAAAGCTTGAAAAGCGGATTGCTGCGATATACAGGGAAGCGTATAGCGATCTGACGGATACGATCAGGGATTACTTCGGCAAATTTGCAGCGCGTGACGCGGTGGAAAAGGCGCGCATGGAAGCCGGGGAGATCTCGGAGGATCAATACAAGCAATGGCGGCTTGCGCAGATCGGGCGTGGAAGGCGCTTTGAGGCGATACGGGATAAGGTCGCAGAGCGCATGACAAATGCAAACGTTGCTGCTGTTGCGTATGTCAACGATGCAACGCCGGGCATTTACAGTTTGAACCGGAATTTCGCGGCGTACACCATTGAGCAGGTCACCGGTGACGTTGGCTTCGATATCTGGGACGAACAGACCGTGAAGCGCCTGATCTCAGAGCAGCCGGAGCTTATGCCGTACTATCCGGAAAAGCGGGCACTTAATCGCGGGATAGATCTTGCATACGGGAAAAAGCAGATCACGGCCAGCGTCACTAGTTCCATTTTACAGGGCCGGAGCATCAAAGGCATGGCGGATGATCTGCAAAGCCGCATTACAACCATGAACCGCGACAGCGCCATCCGGACGGCACGCACAGCCGTCACCGGCGCACAGAACGCCGGACGGCTGGATTCCTATTATGCCGCTGAGAAAATGGGAATCAAGTGCAGAAAACAATGGATGGCGACGCTCGACGGAAGAACCCGCCACTCCCACGCCATGCTCGACGGTGAGATCGTGGACAACGACAAAAAGTTCTCCAACGGCTGCCGCTACCCAGGCGACCCGAACGGCCCACCGTCCGAAATCTATAACTGCCGCTGCACGCTGGTATCCGAGATTGAAGGAATCGACACCTCCGGAGGCAAGCGCCGCGCCAGAAATCCGGAGACCGGGCGGAATGAACTGATTGAGAACATGAGCTATGCGGAATGGGCAGAGTGGAAAAAGAAAAATGGACGTTAAATTTATCGACAACTCCGAAGAAGTGAAGTCCGCTATGCACGACGCGCTGATTCGCGCCCTAGAAAAGATCGGCATGACGGCCGAAAAGTATGCAAAGCGGCTTTGCCCGGTGGACACCGGCAATCTGAGGAACAGTATCACGCACCGCGTAGATGAAGGGGAACCGGCTGCATACATCGGAAGTGACACGGAATATGCCGCATACGTCGAACTCGGAACCGGTAAGTATTATCCGGGCGGGAGACCTACGCCGTGGGCGTATCAGGACGCGAAGGGGAACTGGCACTGGACGGCTGGAAACAAAGCACAGCCGTATTTGAAGCCCGCAGCAGCGGACCATTCGGCGCAATACCGGAAAATCGTCGAAGATGAGATGAAAAACGGATAAAGATTGCGTCCCAGAGCCATAAATATACGGTATAAGTGTGGTAACAGCAAAGAAATGACTGTTGCCACATTTTTTGTTCTGTCGCGGCAAAGCACCGCCGACAAGGGAAAGGAAGATAGAACATGGCACTGACGCGAAAGCTCCTGAAGGGCATGGGGCTTACCGAAGAGCAGATGGATACGATCATTGAGGCACACACCGATACCGTAGACGGGCTGAAAAGCGACCTTGCACGGTATAAGGCAGACGCCGAAAAGCTCCCCGGAGTACAGGCGGAGCTTGAAAACCTGAAAGCCAAAGGCGACGATGGCTGGAAGGATAAGCACGACAAGGTCAAAAAGGAATTTGACGACTACAAAAGAGAGCAGATGCAGAAGGAAACCAAGAGCGCGAAGGAATCCGCGTATCGGGAACTTTTGAAGTCTGCGGGTATCAGCGAAAAGCGCATTGATTCGGTTTTGAAGGTCACCGATCTTTCTTCGGTTGAATTGGAAGACGGCAAGATCAAGAACGCCGATGATTTGAAGAAGTCCATCAAGGAAGAGTGGGCAGATTTCGTTGTTACCACGAAACAGAAGGGCGCGGACACCAAAGACCCGCCCGCAAACAACGGCGGCGCTATGAGCCGGGACGACATCTTCAAAATCAGGGACGCGTCTGAACGGCAGGCAGCAATTGCCGCAAATCTCAATTTGTTCGGAAAGGAAGAATAATATGGCAGCAAAAAACAACCTGACCATGACGAGCGACGTTCAGGTAACCGCTCGCGAAATCGATTTTGTAACCCGCTTTGCGCGGAACTGGCAGCACCTGCGCGACATTCTCGGCATTATGCGCCCCATCAAAAAGCAGCCGGGAACCGTCCTGAAATCCAAGACCGCAAGCGTGACGCTCGCGCAGAGCGTCGGCGAGGGTGAAGAGATTCCCTACTCCAAAGCGACGGTCGTTGAGAAGGACTATGCGAACATCAACGTCGAAAAGTACGCGAAGGCGGTCTCCATCGAGGCGATCAAGGAATACGGCTATGATGTCGCAGTCGCAATGACCGATGAAGCGTTCCTCTACGAGCTTCAGACAAACGTCACGAACCGCTTTTATACCTACCTCAACACCGGCCTGCTGACCGTCAGCGAAACCAACTGGCAGCGCGCGCTTGCGATGGCGAAGGGCGCTGTTATCAACAAGTTCAAGCAGATGCACAGAACCGCTACAAACGTTGTCGGCTTTGTGAACGTCATGGACTTGTATGACTACCTCGGCGGCGCGGACATCACCATCCAGACCGAGTTCGGTTTCCAGTACATCAAGAATTTCATGGGCTACAGCACAGTTTTTCTGCTGTCCGATGAGGAAATCAAGCGCGGCCGCGTGATCGCAACGCCGGTTGAAAACATCGTTCTGTACTACATCGATCCTGCGGACAGTGATTTCTCCCGCGCCGGGCTTGAGTACAGAACTGACGGAGAAACCAATCTTGTTGGCTTCCACGTGCAGGGAAACTATTCTACGGCGGTTTCTGAGTCTTTCGCAATCATGGGGCTCACCCTGTTTGCGGAGTACCAGGACGGCATCGCAGTTGCGGATATCGACGAAACGCCGACGCTCGGAACGCTGACCGTTACTTCGGCAGCCGGAACCGCAACCGGAAACACGAAGATCACGGTAACGCCCGCGAAGGAAGCAAGCGGAAACATCTACAAGTACAAGGTAGGCGATTCGGCTGAGACTGTGACCTATGGCCAGAACGTCAGAACGTGGTCAACGTGGGACGGAAAGTCCGATGTCACGGCAGCGACGGGCAAGAAGATCACAGTCGTTGAGGCTGACGCGACTTACAAAGCGCAGAAGGCTGGCAACGCAACGGTAACGGCGAAGTAAGGAAGGAGGCGGCACAATGCTGACCGAATTGTGCGGAGTTCTGCGGAACTGGTTTGAAACGGATCGGATCAGCGGAACGTACACAGTAGAAAACGGCAGCATTGCGCTGCCGTTCCTGCAAGAAGGACAATTCTTCCGGGTTGTAGGCTCCGTTTTTAATGACGGTGTGCACCGATACCCGGATTACGGGATGGCGGATGAGACTTTCAACGGCTCCATCTGGCCGATGGCCGTCCCCTCTTCTGTCCTCGCCCTCGAAGCTGAAATCAGAGCGTGGCAGGAGAAAAACGGCGACGCAGCAGCAAGCCCGTTCACCTCGGAAAGCTTCGGCGGGTATAGCTACTCGAAGGGATCAAGCGGAAGCACGTCCGCGAGCGGGGCCGTGACATGGCAGACGACGTTCAAATCGCGCATGAACCAGTGGAGGAAGATCTGATATGAGCTTACTTGATGATTTTGCCCGCCCGTGCGTGCTGCTCGAAAAAAGCCGCACACCGGATGGAGCGGGCGGATATATCACAACATGGACGGATGGCGCGGAGTTTATGAACTATCAGGCGCTTGACACGTCCATGGAGGCGCGCAGAGCGGAGAAAGAGGGCGTGACAAGCGTTTACTCGGTGCTTGTGCAAAAAGCCGTACCAATCGATTATAACGACTTCTTCCGCGACAAGACGACCGGCGAGACGTACCGCGTCACGTCCGAGCCGAAGGACAAACAGACGCCGAAGTCCGCTAGCTTTGCCCTGAAATACTTCACTGCTGAAAAGAAAGCACTGCCAACATGACAAAAGACAAAGCATTGCACGCGTGGTTCTCACAATTCCTGACGGCCTATCCCGCGTCCAGCGTGCCGGACGACGCCGTTTTCCCGTGGCTGACCTATGAACTGATCACAGGCGCGTGGGACAGCGGAGAAATCGGCCTGACAGTAAATCTGTGGTACTACACCACGCAGGAAGCGGAGCCAAACGCAAAAGCACAGGAGATCGCGGACGCGATCGGCCTCGGCGGCGTATTTGTGCCGTGCGACGGCGGCGCGATCTGGATCAAGCGCGGATCTCCGTGGTGTCAGAACGTCCGGGACGATTCTGATGCAAATATCAAGCGGCGGTACTTGAACATTACAATCGAGTACATCACCGCAAACTGAAAGGACTGATTTCATGGCGAAATTCACAAAAATACCTGCTGATACCTTCAAGCAGCTGCAAATCAACGCCGGTGTAATTCTGAGCGATTTCACACCGGCGACCGGTGCATTTGAACCAGAAAATCAGCTGGGCGCAACGACCGGCGGCATTACGTTCGCGGCGACACCGACGTTCTCTGACTACGGCGAAGATGTAGATAATTGCCCCAAGAATACACTCGAACTGAAACGGCTGGATGACGTGGACGTAAAGTGTTCCGGAACGTTTGTCACGGTGACGACCACATCTGCCAAATCCCTTATGGCGGCGGCGGACATCGACGGCACGGACGCAACGAAAGTTGTTCCGCGCCGCGACCTGGACAGTGCCGACTTCAAGGACATCTGGCTTGTCGGCGACTACTCTGACAAGAACGGTGCAACCAATGGCGGCTTTATCGCAATCCGTTTGATGAATGCGCTTTCTACCGGCGGATTCCAGCTGAAAACCGCCGACAAGGGCAAGGGACAGATGGCGTTTGAATACACCGCGCATTATTCGATCTCAAAGCAGGATGTCGTGCCGTATGAACTGTACATCAAGGCCGGTACGGCAGAAACCTGATAGGAGGCCGATATGAAACTTTCGGAATTCAGCACCGATAAGGCGGCAGATGTCCTCTGCGAAATCAGCGTATACGCGCTGAACATCGTGGCAGACGAAGAACTCAGGGGAAGCCTGAAAAAGCTGACAGACGACGAAAAGCCGCAGACAGTCGGCGAGAGATACGCAATCGGCGTGCAGCGCATCGGCCAGTGGATCCCGCTGATCCTGAAAAAGCATAGAGAAGACGCGTTTAGCATTCTGGCTGTGATAAACAGCGTGACAGTTGACGCGATCCGGGAGCAGAACGTTCTCGTTACAATGCGGCAGATCCGGGAACTGGCCGAGGACAAAGATCTCACTGATTTTTTCAAGTCGTGCGCGTCGGAGGCGAAAGCGTAACGCTTGCGCTGCTGGCGGCTCCAAAGATAAGCGCGGGAGGGCTGATTCGCCTTTTGCCGATTTTGATAAAGCGGCAGAACGAGGAATCAGCCTTTCGCATTTATGCGGCGGAGTGTATGCGCACGATCACGGAAAATACAGCGAAATTCGCGGGCGGAAGCTTTGTGCAGGCAAAGTACACCGACATCATCAGCCCGAAGCCGCAGGATAACCGAACCTGCGAGGAGATCACCGCCGACGTTGTACGCCGGTGCGGATTGAAGGTGAAAAAATCCAAAGATGAATCTGTTTGAACTTTTTGTAAAAATCGGCGCCGATACGTCCGAGGCCGACAAGGGCATCGACGAAACCGGGAAGAAAACATTTGGGCTTGGCGAAAAAATAAAGAGCGGGCTTGCAACTGTCGGAAAGGCCGCAGTTGTCGGCGTGACCGCAGCGGCGACGGCAATCGGCACAATCGGCACAAAGGCGATCCAGGCACACGCAGACTATGAGCAGCTTGTCGGCGGCGTGGAGACGCTTTTTAAGGATAGCCAAGATAAAGTCATGGAGTACGCAAACAACGCGTACAAAACCGCTGGGCTGTCTGCGAATGAGTACATGGAGACGGTGACAAGCTTTTCTGCATCCCTGCTGCAGTCTCTCGATGGGGATACCAGTGCAGCGGCAGAAAAAGCAAATTTGGCGCTGACTGATATGTCCGATAATGCCAACAAAATGGGATCGGACATGACTTTAATCCAAAATGCATATCAGGGCTTCGCAAAAGCAAACTATACGATGCTTGATAACCTCAAGCTCGGCTACGGCGGCACGCAGGCCGAAATGCAGCGCCTCCTTGAAGATGCGGAGAAAATTTCCGGTATCAAATACGATATTTCCAGCTATGCGGATATCGTAGATGCAATCCATGTCGTGCAGACCGAAATGGGCATCACCGGCACGACCGCAAAAGAAGCCGCGTCCACAATTCAAGGCTCGTTCGGTATGGTAAAAGCCGCATGGAAGAACCTCGTGACCGGCCTCGCCGACCCGGATCAGAATCTCGGAACTCTCGTGGGCAACTTCACGGATTCCATTGTCGTTGCGGGCAATAACCTGATCCCGCGCATTCAGGAGCTTTTGCCGCGCATTGTGGAGGCGATTACTACGCTGATGGTAACCGTAAGCACGCAGCTTCCGGGCATACTCGGATCCACCCTGCCCTCGCTTATCGAGGGCGCATCAAATCTGGTTACTGGGCTTATGTCCGCGCTCCCGGAGATCCTTACCGTTCTGGGCGATATCGCGCCGACGGCAATTGGGATTCTCGTTCCGGCCATAGTCGAGCTTCTGCCGGAAATCATTCAAACCGGTATAGATGTTATTATCTCTCTGGTACAAGGCATTACGGAGACGCTTCCGGAATTGATCCCGGCGGCAACAGAAGCAATCATCAAAATCGCCGAAACGCTGACCGACCCTGGCAATCTCGGGAATTTGGTAGATGCGGCGCTTGAGATCATCCTCGCTCTGGCGGACGGGATCATTGATGCCGTCCCAAGGCTGCTTGAGGTGGCTCCCAAGATTATCACAAATCTCATCACCGCGCTTACTGAAAACTTCCCAAAAATCATCGAATCCGGCGCAAAACTTGTTAAATCGCTGATCGATGGCCTGATTAAATCCATTCCGCAGCTTACTGAGACTGCGCCAAAGCTTATTATCGGGATTGTACAGGGGATTCTTAACAATCTTCCGCAAATCATCATGTCCGGCCCGCAAATCATTATGGCGCTTATTGAGGGCCTTATTAGCGCAATCCCGGATCTTGTCATGTCGATCCCAACGATAATCAAATCGATTGTAGATACGTTCCTCGACTACGATTGGGGCAGCATCGGAACGAATATCGTTGACGGTATCAAAAACGGATTCCTGCATATGTGGGAGAGCCTAAAGCGGACGGTAAGCGATATGGTCAATGGCCTTGTGAGCGGTGTCAAGAGCATCCTCGGTATTGCGTCCCCGTCTAAAGTCTTCGCCGGAATCGGCGGCTACATGGCAGAAGGACTTGGGCAGGGATTCAGCCGCGAAATGACCGGCGTTCGGAAGGATATCGAGGATCAGATGACTTTCGGCACAACGTCCTTCTCCGTATCCGGCGCGGCAAAGTCCTCCGTCGGCGTCGTAAACGGCCTGTTGGCCAACAACCAGTCCGGTACGCCGATGCAGATCAACCTTGTGCTCGATGGGCAGACGATAGCAAGAGCAATATTCGATCCGCTGCGGGGCGAGATCGTACAAAGGGGTGTATCGCTTGCGTAGGATCAAAATTACGGACGGCACAAACACAGTCACACTTATGCGCGATCTCGTGTTTACGATTCAGCCGCAGGACGTCGGCGCAACTGCGACAATGGCGTCCGGGAAGACGGTTATGGATATCATCGGCATAAAAAACGAATTGAAGATCCCGACTGGATGGCTATCTGTCACGGATCTCAGGATGCTGCGGAGCATGATCAACGCAAAGCACGTCCTGAGCGTGACGTACCCTGATGTTGACGGCGATAAAACACGGGATTTTCTGTTTAGTCAGCCGGAATACAAGGCCATTATTTACGATGAGGACGGGGTTTCCCAATGGTGCGGCGTGACCATCACCGCAACGCAGCAAGGGGTGGACTGATGCAAAAGGTATCAAGTGGATTTACACCGTTTTCCACCGTCCGGGATATCGGAATGCTCGTCCGGTTTTACCTCGTCGATCCGTCCGCAAAAAAGAACGGAACGGTTTCAGCATCGGATTCCGCGCCGGGGACCAGAGCAAGCGAGACAATCAGCGAAAACGAAACCATATCCGGGAAGTTTGCCGGGCTGGAGCTGAATCGATGGATGCTGGATGGCACAATTGATATCCCAAATGACGGATTTGAAGGGCAGCAAACAGGCTGGTGGAGCAGGGAAGTTTCGGACGAAAATGCGGAGATGGACAGTACCCTTACCTTTGAGTTCTCCGCGCCGGTGTCGACCGTTGGCTGGTCGCTGCTGTTCGACGATAAAATACAGCAGCATCCGGCCCAGATCACACTAACCGCATACGGGAGCGATAACGCCGTGATTGCAGCCGCAACAAAAGCGATCACACAGGTTCGGCAGAACATCAGCCTGCCAGCGGCAAATTACACAAGGCTGACGCTTCAGTTCGATAAGACGTACTTGCCGAAAACACGGGCAAGGCTACGGCAGATCGATTTCGGCCTGACAGAAACATATGAAAACGATAGCATGGCAAATGTACAGATCGTGGAGGAAGCGTCCGTTTCCTGCGATGCTTTCCCGTCGAGGCAGATATCCTTTACATTCGATAACGCTGATCACAGATACAACATCCTCAATCCGGATGGAATTTTTGCGGTGATTCAGGAGGGGCAAAAGCTCCTTGCAAAGTGCATCATAAACGGCGAAAGCGTAGACGTCGGGGAATTTTTCTTCACCTCGGTAACCGCAACAAATTCCGGCGTAACGGCGCAGCTGGTGGGCAACGATATGGCTGCGGCGCTCGAACGGGCGACATATGAATCAGGGAGCGCTACCGCGTGCGAACTGCAAGCGGCGGTCGCCGCCGTCCTGACCGGCTATGATATCACGGTAATCTATGGCGGCAATGTGGCAGAAAGAACAGTTGTTCCCGCAATTCCCAGAAAAACAACGCGCCGGGAAGCGATCCGGCTGCTGGCGCAGGCGGCCATGTGTTCCGTGTGGTTTGATCGAGCCGGGGATCTGCATATTGCGGAGCTGTCTTCCGGCACTGTGCGCGGGTCCATAACACCGGATGAACTGTATGATTACGACGGCGTGAGCATCGCAGAAGCAGTTGACTGCGTGGAGCTGCACATCAAGAGCGATTACTCGGATAGCGTCGACGAAACGGTAACAGCCGGGAGCGGAAAAAACATCAAGAGCATCAACAATCCGTGCGTGGCCCCAGCAAACTATCAAAGCGTTGCCGCATGGCTGCTGGCACAGTATAACCGCCGCAAAATCTACAGCGTAAAAAACCGGTGCAACCCGGCGCTCGAAACCGGCGACACGATCAAAATTTCGGACGCATTCGGACAGAATGAGAGCGCGGTGCAGACGGGCCTCGCACTGACGTTCGATGGGGGCCTTTACGCAATCACAAAAGGAGTGGGTGTATGAGCACGATTATCGATACCCTCATCACCAATCGGACGCAGGCGGATGTGGAGCGGGTGCGGAAGCTGGCGGCGAAGGGCTTTGCCGCCATGACTTCCGACGAGCGGGCGGAATGGCTGGCCGGGATGAAGGGCGCGTATAACGCAAGCGACATGAATCGCGTGGGAACAGCCCTGAACTATCTGGCGGGCCGCCTCAGCTCGATTTGCGGCAGGAGCATTGCATGGACGGCAAAAACCGATTGGGCCGTCACGGACATTATAACGGCCTCACAGGCGGCGGAATACCGGCGGCAGATACAGGACATTCGCGACGCACTTGCGTATCCTGCCGGGACGCCGGACGCGCCGGAGCTGGGCCGCCTGACCTACACCGATGCAAACAACATCGAGCGCATCCTGAAACTCTGCGAGGACTTAATCGTCAACGTTGCAAAATCTTTTCGCCACACCGGCGCGGCGGAGTGCGCCGCAGGAGGACTTCTGACATGACAGATCGACAACCCACAAAAATTCTCGCCAACGGTGCGATCCGCTACGGCGTCTATAACGCCGACGGCACGCTCAACCACTACGAATACCTCAAGCGCGAGGACGCGCCCACCGTCGAGGGAACGCCCCTTAACAAGGCAAATCTGCTATCCGATGCAACCGCCGCGAAGATCTGGCCGAAAGCAACCACGAGGCCGGAAGACCCGACCGTCAACGACGCGCTTGTCGAGTTGCAGAAAGGCACGTCGAAAGTGGGTGATATCCTCATGTCGGTCCGCGCAAAGCCGTCCGACGCATGGCTGCTCTGCAATGGGCAGGCCATCACAAAGTCTACGTATCCAAAACTATTCGACATTTTACGGCCTGCGGCGTCTCCGGCCCCGTGGACAAGCAAAAGCATAACAGGTGTCGATAGAGATACGTCTAGGATAAAGTACACAAACGGGAAATGGTTCGCCTTTGCTTACGATAGCTCGAATGCAAAAATGCATATGTATGTATCGGATGATGCAGACACATGGGCGGACTATCCGTTCAACCACGAACTTGGAAGCAACGAATATATTGGCGGTGTTGCAATATGCTATCATGAACTGAAAAACGTTTATTGCATGGCTATCGTACGCGAAACTTCTTCAACAAACAACTACTGCATATACTACACAATTTCAGAAGATTTGCAAACCGTGACAGAAGGAGGATGGATATGGAGCAACGGCTCCTCTAGGTGCTCCAAGTTGGAATTATACGTCTCAAGCTACGGCAATGTGTATTGCGTAAGATACACGTACGAAACTGCCAATGGCGGTGTTTACGCGGATGCGTTTAAAGATACTGGCACATTAAACTGGAGCAGAATTTACTACGTAGACGCAGCAAGCTACGACGAAAGCACAGGGCATTTTTGCTGGACGGATGACAGAAATATTTATTCGGCAGAAGAATTGGGAGGAAATAGCGCGGAATATCTAATAGGGACAATTCCAAACGCAGTTATTCCGAGCAGCATACAAAAGAGGGCAATACACAAGTACATCTGCGCGGCCACAAATACAATAATTGCGATATATCAGGATGGGGGGCTAAAGTACGCTTACACAATCGATAATAGTACGACTTGGCATAGTGGGGCCGAAGTAATCTCCGCAAACTCAGCAGACTACATAGATCTCACATACGGGTTCGAGTATGTGTCTGGGTTCCTGCTATTTACGGCCCGCCTAGACGGCGGAAGCACTCGATATATTTGCAGCGCTTCAGACCCGGAAGATCAAATATACAAGACTGCCGGTATTTTCAGCGGCGCACTATCGCCTGCTGCTTTGGCAGCGAATCCGCCAGCTGCTGGAGCGATATCCATATGTAATTATGGAGACTTGGCGAAACCGGTACCGACGATTGTAGCTGATAGCCGCAGCCACGCCTATATCAAGGCACTGGAGGAATAAGCAATGCGGGACAGGATCGGAACAAACAACCTTGCAAACGGCGCTGTCCGATACGGGGCGTATGACGCGGGCGGGAATCTGCTGCGGTATGCATGGCTCCGCCCGGAAGACGAGCCGCTGGAAGCCGGGACGCCGCTCAACAGAGAAACGCTACTGTCGGCCGAAGCGGAAGCCGTTATATGGCCCGCGAGCGGGAAACCTGCGAATCCAACTGTGAATGATGCATTTGGCAAGATCACAGAGGCAAAGGAGGTCGGAGATATTCTGACAACCGTCCGCGTCCTCTCCGCCCCGTGGCACGCGTGCGATGGCTCAACATTCGACCAGACTGCATACCCGGCCCTCTACGCAGCCCTCGGCGGCACGACGCTGCCGACGATCAGCTATTCCAGCGATACCACCACCTACATCAAAATGGCGGACGATTAGCCCGGCAAATAAAAGAGAAAGGTACAGAAAAATGGACACCAAAACCATCATCGTCACCCTCGTCTGCGCCGTGCTCGGCTCGTCCGCGCTGACGGCGGTAGTCAATGCCATCGTCAGCGCGATACAGAAAAAGCGCGGAAAGGCCACATCGCAGGATACGCACCTCGCCGAGATCGATAAAAAGCTCGGGAAAATGCAGGAGCATCAGGACGAGCAGTATTTGGCTATCCTCCGCCTCACGATCATGAGCGAGGAAATGCCAATGGCCGAGCGCCTGATCGCCGGAGAGAAGTATAAAAAGATGGGCGGGAACGGCGACGTAAAAAAGTTTTTGCACCAGCTGGAGGCGCAATGCGGGCATAGCAGTGCGCAATAAATTGGGAGGCAGATATGCGGGTAAAAGGCAAGTGGAGCAAGGGCGAAATGGCGCGAACCATTGTGTTGTATCTGCTCCAGCTCATCACGACGGTAATTGTCTGGGCCTGCGCTCTGAAAACCGTCGCCGTCCTAATTGCAGTCATCCGCAGCCCGGAGCTCGGCGCGTCGGTAGACCTGTCCGACGTGCTCGGATTTACAGGTTGGGCAACCATCACAGAGCTTGGCCTGCTTGCTTTCAAGCGGGTTTTTGCAAAAAAGAATGATCCGGTAGAATAACGAAAGGGGTACACAATATGTATAAGCGAGTGAATTTTGAACCGATGGATAAACACCTGTCGGAAAGCATTCGGGGGAAGCTTGAAGAAGCGGAAGCGCTCATCATGCAGCTCCCGGCGGGAAGGAATAGAAGTATCGCCCTGACAAAGTTGGAAGATACAATGCTTCGTGCGAACCTCGCAATCTCTGACGCGGTTGCGACGAGAAGCGAAAGCGAAACAAAGGACTGAAAGGAGCATACATATGGAAAACATCAAGAAGCGGCTCGGCAATCTGCTGAGCGTCAAATCTATCGTCACACTGGTGCTGACGGCGGTATTTGCGTACATGGCAGTCGCCGGGAAAATCTCGCAGGACTTTATGATGGTGTATACCGTCGTGATCGCGTTTTACTTTGGCACACAGAGCCAGAAAGCGCAGGACGCGATTGACAACGCCACGAAGGAGGATGCGCAGAAATGAGCATCAAGATCGGGCAGGCCAGTCTCGGCGAGACGGGCGGCCGCAATCAGCAGCCCGGCAATCAGACCGGGCGGGAGCTGAATATCTCCAACTGGTACAATGGCCGCTGGCTCGGCATCTTGCGCTACAAGAGCCGCAAAAAGGCCGAGCGGGCCGCGCAGACGTGCGAGGCGGCCATTAAGAACCGGAACATCGGCTACGACATGGACAACAGGAACACGGCGTATGAGGCAGCCAGAGCCGTCGGCTGGGACGTGAGCAGGATCACAAAGCCAGTGGAGACGGACTGCTCCGCGCTCATGATGCTCTGCGCCGTGGCCGCAGGCTGCGCGTCGGTAGAAGCGCTCTACCGTCGGCAGGGCAACAGCTGCACCACCTACTGTATGCTGCACGATTGGCCCGCAACGGGCGATTTTGAATTGCTGACCGGCAGCAAGTATCTGACGACGGACGCGAATCTCCTGCGCGGGGACGTACTGGTAAGCGAGGGCCATACCGTGATGGCCCTCGAAGATGGAAAAAATGCAGAGGAGGAAACCGAAATGGTAGAAAAGAGCAAGATCATCGTCGACGGAAAGGAAGTCACCGTCGAGCGCATTCTGAAGAACGGCACAAACTACGTAAAAGTCCGCGATATCGCCGCCGCGCTGGATCTCGAAGTGAGCAACAAGGGCAATATCGCCGTATTGACGCACAAGGAAAAGTAAGGGGGCAAAGCCTATGTCGCCGCAGGCGCGGGCCAAGCTGCCGCCAGAGCTGGGCAGGCTGACCCGCAAGGATATGGAGGCCGTGATCTATCAGGCCAATCTTGGCCGGGAAAATGAGAAGATCGCGCAGCTCTATTTTGTCGACAAGCTCCCGCAGGTCGACGTTGCGACAGAGATGTTCCTGGGCCGCGCCACGGTCCAGCGCCGCCTGCCGGAGATCATGCGGGAGATGCAGCGGACATCCAGCAAACTGTATAACTGAGATAAGCGCCGAGAAATCGGCGCTTATTTTTAAGAAAATTTTCATTTTCCTCTTGACATTTACACGCATTGCGTGTATAATAAGGCCATAAGATAAAACAAGGCGAAAGCCGGAAAGAGGTACATCATGGAAACCAAGATCATCAACAACCGTTACGAACTCATTGCTTGCACTGCCATTGCCACCGAGGCTGGTGACACGGAAGAACAGTCCGCGATCCTCTGCCGCGATATGGATGCCTGCCTGGGCGATGCATTCTGCGTGTACTTTGGCTACACACTGGACGAACTTGCAGACAGCATTGAAGACGCTGACTATCCCGATTTCAGCGACGATACACTCGCCACCGTCCGCATCGACGGTCAGCCCATCAGCGCGTACTGCTTCTGATCGATGGATCGCATCTGTTCTCAGTGCGGTGCGCACTTCGAAGGATTCTCGCGCGATACAAGATGCCAAAAGTGCCGAAGGACTCCAGTGAGAGCCCTTCGCACAAAGGTTTGCGCGGATTGCGGGAAGAGCTATGAAACATATGGTACGCGCTCATTTTACTGCCCGGATTGCAGCGAAGCGCGAAAACGGATTGCCCGCGCAGAATGCAGGAAGCGAAAGGCGGCGGGCAAAACCCGCCCCATCGGCTCAAAGGATATCTGCGAGCGCTGCGGAGCCGAATACACTGTAGAGGGCGGTTTGCAGCGTTACTGCCCGGACTGCGCCAAAAAGCGCACGAACGAATACTGCCTCGAACGCTTTTACAACGGCGGTGCGGAGCAGAGAAGGGCCCGTACTGATTCCAGAGCCATCGCAACAGCGAACTGCATTGTGTGCGGCAAGCCGTTCCCGCTGGATGGGGCGCGTGACAAATGCTGCTCGGAGGAATGCCTGCGTATCCGAGCCCGGCAGCTTACTGCGCTGCATTATCAGGAGCATACCGAGCAATACAAAGAGCGGTGGCAGCAGTGGTATGCAGAAAACAAAGAAGAGTACCTGGAAAAGAAGAAGTCCGCAAAGAAAAGCAAGGAGGAATCCCGATGAAACTCACACCCTTTATTCGTTTCGCCCTCTACACCGAAACCGACGCATACGCCGACCGCGAAGCATACATTTCCGATATGGCGCTATCGAGCGTCTGGGGCGACGCCGAAGACGAAGAGATTCCGGCGGAGCGGCTGGCGCTGCTCGGCGGGATCTGGGACGGCACGCACTGCACGATCCCGGAGCTGATTAAGCAGCACGGCCTGACGCAGACGGGCTTCGCGCAGTATTTTGGAATCCCGCTGCGCACCGTGCAGGACTGGTGCGCTGGGCGGCGGGGATGCCCGCCGTATGTGGCCGCGATGGCGGCAGAGATTCTGGCTGTGAACGAACGATAACAAAAACTAAGCCCGTGGAATAACCACGGGCTTAAATTTTGAACCAAATTGATACACAACTGAGGCACAAGAAGCCGTAAAAAAGCCCATACTGGACACACAAAGGAGTGTTCGGTATGGGCTTTTCTTATTTTAATCCAAATCCCGCCGGGCAGAAGGTCGGGGACTGCACCGTCCGGGCTATCGCAAAGGCGACCGGGAAGAGCTGGGACGAGGTGTATATCGGATTGTGCCTGCAAGGACTCATCATGGGAGATCTGCCGAGCGCAAACAGCGTATGGAGCGCTTACCTCCGGCAGCAGGGCTTTACCCGGAACGTAATCCCGAACACGTGCCCGGACTGCTATACCGTCGCGGATTTCTGCGCAGATCATCCGCGCGGCGTGTACGTGCTGGCTCTATCAAGCCATGTGGTCTGCGCGGAGGACGGAAGCTATTTTGATACGTGGGACAGCGGCAACGAGATCCCGCTGTTTTACTGGGCAAAGGAGGAAGCATGATGTTTGGACAACAGCCGTATGTGTATCAGCAGCCGATTTACAATCAGCCGCCCATGCCGCCGATGCAGGAGCCGCAAATGCAGATGCGTCCGCAGTATCAGCCTGCGCCGCAGATGCCAGCTTATCAGCCGCAGCCACAGCAGCCGCAGAACCAGTCGATCATCTGGGTTCCGAACGAGCAGGCGGCGAACGACTTCATTGTCGCGCCTAACAACGCCGTTACATTGTGGGATATGAATGCGCCTGTCGTGTACGTGAAAAAGGCCGACGCGAGCGGGAAACCGGCCATGACAACCTACGATCTCGTAGAGCGCGCACAGGCCGTTATAACGCCCGCAGCGCCGCGAAGGGACATGAGTGAGGAATACGTGACGCGCAAGGAGTTTGACGAGCTGGTAGCCAAGCTGACGGCCCCCAGCGCCAGACCGGCGAGAAAGACAAAGGAGGCTGAAAGCGATGGCTAATCCCCTGTTTCAGGCCCTCGGCGGCGGACAGATGCCAGGCCGGATGGGGCAGTTCCAAAACATGATACAGCAGTTCCGGCAATTCCAGAACAGCTTTCAGGGTGACCCAAAAGCAGAGATCGAAAAGCTTGTGCAAAGCGGGAAAATCTCGCAGCAGCAGTTGAATCAGCTACAGCAGGTGGCGGGGCAATTCCGGCAGCTGCTGCAATAGTTCGGGAATTCCGAACAGTTGAACGATCAAAATCGTGGCCACGATTGAGATAAATCTTTTGAATCTACGAAAGGAATGAAAAATATGAGTTTGAATGACGGCTCCCCGACCATGACAATGCCCGTCGCGCCTACCGGCATGACAGGTGGCGGCTGGGGCGGCTTCGGCGGTGATAATGGCTGGTGGATCATCATCCTGTTCCTTGCCATTTTCTGCGGCTGGGGCGGAAATGGAAACGGATTCGGCAACAACGGCAGAAATTCCGGCGGCGTTGTAGACGGCTATGTGCTGGCCTCTGACTTCTCCAACATCGAGCGCAAGATCGACAGTGTAAATCAGGGACTTTGCGACGGATTTTACCAGCAGGCGCAGCTTGTCAACGGCACCAACATGGCGATGGCAAGCGGCTTTGCTCAGGCCGAGCTTTCCCGCTGCAACCAGCAGGCCGCGCTTATGCAGCAGCTGAACAACATGGCGATGCAGGCACAGGAGTGCTGCTGCGAAAACCGCGCTGCAATCGCCCAGGTACGCTATGACATGGCGACGCAGGCGTGCGACACCCGCAACACCGTGCAGAACACCACGCGCGACATCATCGATGCCATGAACTGCGGCTTCCGCAGCATCGACCAGCGTCTGACGGCGCAGGAGCTTGCGGCGAAGGACGCGAAGATTGCCGAGCAGAACCAGCAGCTTTTCGGCTACCAGCTGGCAGCATCGCAGGCGGCACAGAACAATTACCTTGTTTCCACGCTTCGCCCGAGTCCCAGCCCGGCCTATGTTGTCGCGAATCCGTACTGCTGCAACAGCGGCTACAACTACGGCTGCGGCAACTGCGCGTAACAACTCCACATCGTAGAGCTTTTTCGTGGCCTCACGAAAATGGTCGGCCCCATTGCCGATACTCGATAGCAACGCGGCGGGGCAATCGTCCCGCCGCTGTATTTTTATGAAAGGAATGATTTTATGGCTGAATTTACATCATCCGGGATTCAAACTGTCGCCGCTGGGCAGAACGTCCCGCTGATCTCCACGGCGGCTTGCGGAAAGCCGTGCATCGTACATCGCGAAGGAAGCGGGCTCGTTACGCTGCGCGGGCTTACGCAGCAATGCAAGGCGAAGTTCCGCGTATCCTTTGGCGCGAATATCGCTATCCCTACAGGCGGAACAGTAGGCGCCATTACCGCTGCGCTCGCAATCAACGGCGAACCTCTGAGCAGCGCCACAGCGGCCGTAACCCCTGCGGCTGTTGAGAACTATTTCAACATCTTCGTTTCCACATTCGTGGAAGTCCCGCGCGGCTGCTGCCTGACTGTAGCGGCGAAGAACACCAGCGCGCAGGCGATCAGTTTCGCAAATAGCAATATGATCGTCGAGCGCGTATCGTGAAAGGAGGATGCAATATGTACGATTTAAGAAACCTGCGTGAAATGCTCTGCAAAGAGCTTGACGAAATCGCCGACAAGCGCGAAATGTCTGCGGGCGATCTGGACGCGATCCAGAAGCTGACGAGCTCCATCAAGAATACCTACAAGATCGAGATGGCTGAAGACGGCGGCTATTCCCGCGACGGCGAGTGGGAGGCGGATATGCGCGGTACTTACGGCCGGGGCAGCTCTTACCGTGGCCGCCGCCGCGACGCAATGGGCCGCTACAGCCGCACAGACGCCCGCGAGCATATGCGCGCGCAGCTGGATGATATGATGCGCGACGCGGACGACGATAAGACCCGCGACGCCCTCCGCCGCTGCATGGAGCAGATCGAGCGGGCGTAAGGAGAGCGCAATATGTTGGATGCAGCCGAAATCCGGAAAGAGATTGCTCGCCTGGAATATGAGGAATCCGACTATAAGAATTACGCTAAGCTTGCGGATCTGTACGTGATCCGCAAGCAGATGCAGGAAGAGGAACGGGGCGACGGCGGTAGGTATGTGGGTTACTACTCCGGCGCTCCCGCCCCTGTGACCGCAGAACCGGCTACCGTGGGCGAGTACGGGGACAGTGAGTTTTTGCTTGCGGTAGCTGGGAAAGACCCGGCAAAGGCTTGGGCGGTCGTTGATGAACTTATGGACACATTATCGCTTGTGAACCGAAAAGTCTATGATTCTATGCTTCGGAAAATAAAGTCCATGTAGCAAAAAATAGGGGAGTCCCCTCGCATTGCGCTGAATCTGTAGCATACAATGTAGCATACGGAAAATAATTTTATGTTACAGAGCGTGTCATAACTTGATTTTTTGCTTTTTGAAAATACGCAGAAAATAGGGTGAAAAGCATAAAAAAGTACCGATTTTAGATTTAAAACATCTAAAATCGGTACTTTGGCGCGGAAGGAGAGATTTGAACTCTCGCGCGCTTTTTAGACGCCTACTCCCTTAGCAGGGGAGAAAAACCCATTGAAAACACTGGGGAAATTGGCATTTGTAACATATTTTGTAGCATACAGAATTCACTCTGGCGATTCGTTTTGCAACTGATTTACGGCATCGACCATGCCTTTCATGTCCGGGTGTACATACCGTTGGGTAGTCGTTATCTTCGTGTGGCGCATGATTTCCTTGATCGTAAACGGGTCGATATTTTTCATCGCGAGGGCTGTAGCGGTTGTATGGCGGCATGAGTAAGGTGGTAGCTTTTGCACTCCGGCAAGCTCCAAACACTCATAATATCTCTTGTAAAAATTATCTTTGTTTATGCAGCAGATATTTCCGACGCGCGATTTGCTTTCTTCGCATAGTTCATGCAGCACCGGCGCAACGAAATCCGGGAAGACCATAGGCGTTTCCTTCCGCTTCCTTGTCTTTATGCCGCCTCGGACGATCTCATTCTTTTCAAAGTCAATCATATCTTTCTTGAGCTTCAGAAGCTCACCTGGCATCATGCCGGTATAAATCATCGTTAAAATAAACCCAATGAAGTGGTCTTTTGCATACGCTTCCCATAGCTTTTTTACGTCGGCGTCGGTAAACGGTTCCGGCGACTTCTCTTCCAATTCCGGAAGCTTTATGTACTTTGCAAGATTCACGGTTGTTTGCTTTTCTGCGATTGCGAGGTTATAACAGTGGGAGAGGATAGTTTTCATATCTTTCCGCGTGTAATAGGTGCTGGCGTTGCGGTCGATGACATCCTGTATCTGCGCGATGGTAAGCGCGTCGATCTCACGGTCGGCGATTTCTCTCATGCGCTCGAATGCCTTTTCCGCCGCGCCCTGACGATCAGCCGATAAGGATAGATAATCCCCACGCAGATATGTTTTGTAGTATTCTCTGAGAGTGGGGCTTCGCTGCTCTTCCTTCGGAGGGTTTGCAGCATATTGGAGGGCGGCGCGCCTTGATGTAAACCCGCCTTTTGTTCGCATCTTTTGCCGAAGCTTGTCGTTCTCGTCTAGGTAAGTTCTTTCTGTCCAACGTGCCGTCCACGTCTTCCCTCGCTGGTAAGCGCTTCCCTGCCCGTTCCCGCGTGTCCGGTTTCGCCGCGCTTCCTGTTTTTTTCCGCACCAGCAACAGTAGGGCGCGCCGTCTGGGATTTCTTTTTTACACTTGATGCACGCCATGTTTCCCTCCACGTTCTTTTCGGATCGCGTAGAAAGTAATTGCCGAAGCCAGCGCTGAACCTACGATCAGGGCAATGCAAACCCATGCAGCTACGGACAAATCTCCATCGCGAATGAGGCCTGCGCTCCGACTCTGCGCATCCGTCACAAGGCAGGCAATCAGAGAAAAGGAGAGCAGCATACAAAACAGGGCGAGGACGTAACACATTGTATGTGTAGACTTTATCTGTGCGCTTTGCACGGCCGCTGTTGCCTCCAGTTTGGCGTTTTCAAGCTCGACGTGATGGATCTGCTTGGTCAGCTTTTCCGGGCTTCCGACGCGATTTTCAAGGCCGAACAGCTCGTCGAGCGACAACCCGAGCGTTTTGCATAGCGCAGCCGAGTTGTAAAGCCGTGGATCCGCTTGTGTTCCAGCGTATAATCGGCTCACGGCAGAGAAGGAAACGCCGGACTCGTTCGACAGCTCCTCCAACGTCATCCCGCTTGCATCTTTTGCCCTTCTGATCTTCCCCTGATACGCGCCGATAAACGGAGCGAGATCCTGTATTGCGGACATGATTACGCCTCCATTCGTAAGTTTCAGTTTTATTTCTTACATTTTCCATATAAAAATGCAAAACATATGACAAGAACGCAGGATTCGCCCTTTTCTTACAAACATTATCTGGTACAATGAAAACGTAGCAGATAGTTCCTGAATCCTGCATCTGCTGAAATGGCCCCACCGTATGTTCCAGATACGATGGGGCCGGTCAAACCAAATATTATATCAAATCATCAGTCCCATAAACTGTACACCATCGGATTCCTGATTCCCAAAAATAACGCGGTCTGTTTGTTTATAATACCATGTTGATTTTTAGAACAATCGTTCTATAATAAATGACAGGAGGAAAAAATATGGAGTGCATCAACATCCGGGTAAACAATGGGCGGGTCGACGTGACGGTCGACGGCGCGAAGCTGACAGACGTGCATAGCGTCAGCGTGGATTACATCAAGGGTATTCCGCTCCTGTTTGCCTGCGTCGCGGACGTAGGCCGGGAGCAGGACGAGCGGCGGGAACCGAGAATCCTGCACTGAATTTATTGTGCGTCCCTCGAGTTCGCTTCCTCCAGCACATTGCCGGTCTGGTCTACAAACTGCACACACACGTTGTCGACCGGAGTTCCGTTGAATGCGTTGTACATACCGCCGTACATATAAAATGCCAGTGTAAGGAGTGAGTCCTGAAGCCCAACCACATCAGTAGAAAGCGTTACAGTAAAGGACGTGTAATCGCTGGACGCTTCGGCGGAAATGACGTTTGGGTAGTCAGAGGAACCGGCCATGTCCGCAAGCTGGGCGTCAATGTTCTGCGCCAGCTCCTGCATAAGCTCTTTGTGTCGCTCCGCTGTCATAACGTAGGTCGCGGAGCCGTCAGGATTCAGCTCTATAGACAGAAGCCCGTCTGTTTCCTTTACCTTTTCGTCCAATGCCTGCTGCGTCGCATCTTCGCCGATAAAGTCGGCTGGGATCGTGAGCTTGATCTTATTGCCCCATGTTTTTTCAGCCGTTATCGGTGTGGTTGCCGTTTCCCCAGTCTGTGCGTCGTCTTCCGTCTTTGCCGACTCCGATGCGGAGATTGTATCCGGCTCCTGCCTCTTGATCGGCTCGGCTGGCTTCTTCGCGGGCTTTGATGCGATAAGGACAACTGCCAGCACAACGGCAGCGAACGGAACAGAAAGAATCGCGATTTTTTGAACCGAAATCATCTTTTTGTTTCTTGCGCCGCATTCCGGACAGACGCGGGCGCTTGCATTGATTTGCGTTCCGCAGGAGCGGCAGATCATCTTTCGGTTGGGCGTGTCACAGTGCGGGCAGAACTTCTCCCGTTCCGGGAACTCTGCCCCGCATCTTGGGCACTGCACAATATATTCATTTTTAGTCATCAATGCGGCACTCCTTATATGGTTTGTAAACAATTACATATTACCACTTAGAACCAGCAACCGCAATGTAGAAGCTGCACAAAAATAAACGTCGGAATTTGGAAGAACGGAGATAGGAACTGAAATGAACGAAAAAGAAGCCGCGACAATCAAGGAATTGGTGGAAACTATATCAAGATTCACGCCCGAAAAACTCAATCTTTTTCTATCTGCTTCGCAAGATTTAATAGAGCGGATGCAAGTTCGGGACGATTCATGCAAATCCGAATAATCTGCTGGATATCCTCCGGCAAGTCACGAATAAGCGCTTCGCCATCGGCGGGGCGCTCTTTTTTTATGCCTTTGCCCATCAGTTCTTCTACTGTTACGCCGAAGTAGTCGGCGATTTTTTGCGCATTTACGTCAGAGGGTTTTGTCTTCCGCGCTTTCCAACAGCTTATTGTTGATTTGTCAATTCCGAGTTCTCGGCCAACGTATGCAGGGGTTTTGTTTACAGAAGCGCAAAGCGCAACAAAGTTGTCATAAAACACAATAATACACCTCTGGAATTGTTAAATACGACGAAAGTTGAATTAGTTTGCAAATAGCGGTTGACAGTTGAGAATGTTTGATGTATTATTGCCTTGTGGTTGAAAAAGTTTGCAACAGACAAGACCCAAGCAAATCAACGCTTGCGCCAATGCTAATGTGTTTCTCGCAAATTCATAGTAGCACAAACAGTAAACAATTTCAACAACAAATTTCAAAAGTTGACTGCGGCGAAAAGAAAAGCCGCCCGTGGTTCGTTCACGAGCGGGTTTCCCCAGAGTTGTTTACCAGAACGCGCTGCACAGGATGGTCGTCTGCATTACTTTGCATCCGTCCGAATTGGTAGAGTTCTTTCCACCGGCTCGGCAATGCCATCCTGACACAAAACGAACTTACGCTTCTATGACGCGCCGCTCACTTTGGCAGTTCTGGCGCTGCCCCTTGCCCTAACGCATCACGCCGTTTCTTTGGTCTGGAACTGGCAAGTTCAAAAGTTTGGTCATGAAAACCACCTCCCGAATTTACCTAAAAGGGCTAAGGACAGTATAGCACGTCTGGGGCGTTGCAGTCAACAATTTTAACAGAATGGAGGTGTGTATATGCCTGAAAAATGGACAGGCGTACTGATCGGGAAAATGCACAATGCGCGTGTTTCATACGACGATCTTGCCGCAGAGCTTGGACTTACAAAAGGCTATCTGTCCATGATCTTGAACGGGAAAAGAAATCCGCCGGGCGCAAGGAAGCGCTTGGAAGACGCGGTTAAGGCCGTGATCGAACGCAGAAAGGAGGAAAAATGACGCTGGACGATATCCGGGCAATGTCAAAGCCCACAATCCTCGCAAGCGAGGCGGCGCAGGTGCTCGGCTGTACCCCGCAATGGCTTCGCTTGATGGCGAGGGAACAGCCTGAAAAGCTGGGCTTCCCGGTCTGCTGCACAAGCAAGCACAGAGTAAAGATCCCGAGAGAGCCGTTTTTGCGGTTTCTCGGAGCATGAGGAGGAACAAAGGAGGATACTGAACACCATGAGAAAAGCCAAAACCACCACCACCGTCGTGTCCCTGATTGCGGCGGCTCTGCTGGCACTGCTGATTACGGCCATGTTGACTGGCTGCTCGGAGGCAGACAAGGTCAATGCCAACATCAGCAAGCAGGCGGATTATTTCGAATCCGAGCGCCGGATCACCGTATACAACGCCCGGACAGACAAGATCATCCTCGAGACCGAGGGTTACATGAGCATTTCTAATAACGGAAGCAGTGAGCTGGTCGTGACCTGCAAGGTCGGCCCCGGCGAGTACAAGAAGAATTACATATACTTGAACGACTACACCCTCTACGTGGTAGAGGACATTTCCGGGACGCACACAGACCCGTACCACTACAAGATGTACTTCCACACGGAATTCCCGGTCGATGTTGAGGCAAGGCCATGAAGATCAAGGAGCTTTTGAGCCTTTTCCGCCTGACGTGCGACGTGCGGGAGGCGGGAGGCTGAGCCATGGCGAAGGTAAAGACCTACACCCTCACATTGAGCGGGCAGGAGCTGCAAGATCTGATCGAGGCGGCGCTGGTGTGCGAGTGCCAGGCAGCGCAGATCATCGGCGGGCTCAAGCGCAAGGGGCTGGACCTGGACGCGCAGAAGCTCGTTACACAAAACGCCCGTCTGTCGCGGCTCGTCAGGCGGATGCAGGAAGCGAAGGAGGATAAGCGGAATGCGGAAACTGATTCTCAGCGGAGACGATTGGTTTGAGCTGAAGCACACGCTGGAGCTGCTTGTGATCGTGACAAACAGCGCGGCGAATGAGCACGAGAATATGGCTGCACACGAGCAAGTGGCGGAATTGTATGAACGGTATGCAAACCTCGCAAAACGCGACAGGGAAAGGACGGAGAACTACAAGCGGCTTATGGCACTGGTAGAATCGGCAGAACGCCTGCCGGAGACGAAGGAGGAAACCAATGGATAACGGGAAGGTACACGTCGAGATCGGCATGGACGGCAAAAAAACGGTATCTGCGCTATCCGGCAGCGCGCTGGAACTGAGCGCTGCTGCCGCGCGAATCCTGAACATATTTTATGCCGCGTTCTGCCAGCGGGGAATAGGCGAGGAATTCAAGGAAACTATGCGCTACTGCGTGAACCGGGAGGACAGCCCGGTATGGATGAAGGAGTTGACAGAATGAGAACGAATCTTGCAGAGCGGCTCGGGTATGAGCCGGAGGAAACGACTGAGGAACGCCGGGAACGGCTGCGGGAGGAATTAGAGGCCCGCAAGGCGGCGCGGCGGATCGTCAAAGGAATGTGCCTTTGGGTCAGCGGCGCGGCGATGATCCTGTCAGTAATGGCCGGGATGGCGGAAATGACGTATGAATGCGCTCTGACCGGTCTGGTCGCGATTGTCGCGCTGCTGTACGGGCTGGCATGACGGAAGCAGAGCTGTTGAAGACGCCCTGCGATATATGCAGGGAACGCGGGCTTTGTAGTTCCGGCTGCACCACAGACGGCCAATTTTCCTGCGGCATCTATTGGGAGATCCTGTTTGAGCAGTGGGACGCAACCTGCAAGCTCATCCGTGAGCGCACGGGCAAAAAGAAATGACCCCTGCCGCGCGGCAACGCGACAGAGGCCGAAAGGAAAACGATTGTCGCCCTCATTATAGGGCAGAAAGGGAACTATGTCAAGTTTAACGGATTCCCGCGTCCGGCACGGCGCAAAGGCCTGCGTCGACGCGGTACATCGGGCCGACTACCCGAAGTTTAATAAGGTTCTGCTTTCGCAATGCGAACACCCGGAAAAATACGGTGTGCAGCTTGTTCCGGAGGCAGCTTCGGCGATCAAGGCGCTGGACGCGCCGAAGAACCGCAGCGATAAGCGCCGGAAGGTGAACCGGTATTATTTCCGCCTGACGGATGATCAGGCTAAGAAGCTGGACAGGCTTCTGAAAAAGCTGGGCTATTCTACGGTTCAGAGCTTCTGTGAAGCGCTGATCCGCCAGGAGGTGAGCCGGAATGGCATATGACGGCGAAAACCTGTACTTGAGCATTCCGGAGCCGGAGTACGAGCCGGACGAGCCGGAGGACGAAGACCGTTATTTGTTCCCGCCGCTGTGGCTGGTGGGAAAGATGAAACAGGAGGATCAACATGAAAGTTTATAAAGGCACGGATAAGGATATGAAGTGCCGCGGGTTTCAATACAAGCTCGGAGAAGCCGCTGTTTTTGATGGAGAGCCGCATCTTTGCAGGGCTGGCCTGCACGCGTGCGAACAACCGATTGATGTGCTGAACCACTATGCACCGAACGAAAGCCGATATTTTGAGGCAGATGCCGAAGAAGTAACTGACGAGCGTAAATCGGATGATAGTAAAATCGTCGCGAAAAAAATGACGTTGAAAGCTGAGATCGGCGTTCCCGGCCTCGTGAAAGCGCAGATCGAATATATCAAGAACCAAATCGGATTTGAGGACGCGATCAAGCGCGCAAACGCCGAAAAAGAGAACCATGCCACAGGCTATCAGGGCGCGGCCTCCGCCACGGGCTATCATGGCGCAGCCTCCGCCACGGGCTCTGAAG